CACGTATCGTATATTCAAGTATTAAAAATTAAAAAGTTATGAGATTTATCAATGACCCCGCTCTTGGTGATTATTTTATCACAGTAGATGACCTAAACTACTCAGCATTTATAAAAATTACCCCTGAAAGTGGGATTCCTTATGATTCATGTGTAGGACATTTTACTAATTTAGGAAAAGCACTTGAAAAAATTGGAGAACATAAAGTAAGACGACAGTCTTATGATACTATTAAAGAGTATCTTGTAGAATATGAAAAAATTAAAAATGAATTAAAAAATCTAATTTAAAAAATGGTGAAAGCATTATTTAACACAGTGCTCGTTAAACCTATTGAGGAAGACGAAAGCACATACGGCAACATTGTCGTTCCCGATATGGGAAAAGAAAAAAACCTTAAAGGTGAAGTAATTTCAGTGGGTCCTGGAGCATATTCTGTAACAGGAACTTTTATTGAAACAGTTATTAAAGAAGGTGATATCATTTTACTCCCTGCTATGGGTCCTACCAAAGTAGATTATAAAGGAGAAGAATATTATACAATTCAAGAAAATCAAATTTTAGCAGTTATTGAAAATGAGTAAAATTACTATTGTAAATTACGGAGACGACTCCCGTAAGAAGTTGATTGATGGAGTTAATCAACTTGCTGATGCAGTCGTGACTACTTTAGGACCTAATGGTCGTAATGTTGTTATTCAAAATGAACATGGAGTACCCCAAAGTACTAAAGATGGTGTAACCGTAGCTAAAGCTATTGAACTTGAAGACACAGTAGAAAATACTGGAGCCCAAATGGTTAAGCAGGCTGCTATTCGCACTGCTGAGCAAGCAGGTGATGGTACTACCACTTCTACTTTGCTAGCCCGCGAAATTGTTAACTCAGGTCGTCGCTATAGTGATAAGGGTCACAACATTGTAGAAATTAAACGTGGTATCGATAAATGTGTAAAAGCATATGTAGATAATCTTCGTGATCAGTCACAGGATATTTCAAGTGAAGACCAACTACGTCAAGTCGCTACTATTTCAGCTAATAATGATGAAGAAGTAGGTGAGTTGATTGCATCTGCTATGGAAAAAGTAGGACGTGATGGTGTAGTTACTATTGAAGAATCCCGTACTGGAGAAACTTATCTTGAAACTGTAGAGGGTCTACAATTTGATCGAGGTTACAAATCCCCTTATTTTGTAACTAACAATGATACAATGAGCACAACTCTTAAGGATGCTATGATTTTGTTTTTTAATGGTAGAATTACTACTGTAAAAGATTTGTTACCTTTGCTTGAAAATTTATCTAACCAAAGTAAATCACTTCTTATTGTAGCTGAAGATATTGACGGAGAAGCACTTGCTACTCTTATTGTTAATAAAATGAGAGGTATTTTGAATGTCTGTGCTGTTAAAGCCCCTGACTTTGGGGATCGTCGTACTTTACTTATGAATGACATGGCTACCCTTACAGGAGGTCAGGTTGTTGATAAAGATAAAGGTATGAAACTTGATAAATTTGATCTTAATTGGTTAGGTGAGTGCCGTACAGTTACTGTAAGTAAAGAACAAACAACTATTGTTGATGGCGCCGGTGAAGAAAAATCAATTGAAGAGCTGTGTGCTGAGCTTCAAGCCCAGATTGAAAATTCATCATCCCCTTTTGAAACTGAAAAACTTCAAGAACGTCTTGCTAAATTAGTAGGGGGTGTAGCAGTAATTCATGTTGGTGGAAACACTGAAACTGAAATGCGTGAGAAAAAGGATCGTGTTGATGATGCTCTCCAAGCTACTAAGGCAGCAATTGAAGAAGGAATCATCCCAGGTGGTGGTGTAGCACTTCTTAGAGCGAGTGTAGATGCTAAATGTAAACCTGATAATGATGACCAAAAATTAGGATGTAATATTATGTTTAATGCTTTACGTAAACCATTTCAACAAATTTTGTTAAACGCGGGTCGTGAAGATGTTCATAGTGTTGAACATACTATACAACGATCTAAAAATAAAAATACCGGTTATAATATTAAAACTGGTAAGTGTGAAGATTTCCTTGAAGCGGGAATTATTGACCCTACTAAAGTTACACGTTGTGCCCTCGAAAACGCAGCTTCAATTGCAGGTACTATTCTTTTAACTGAATGTACAGTAGTTAATAAGTCTCAAGAAAAGCAAGAAGAGGTTGGAGGTATGCCTGGAATGTTTTAAATTGAAGTAATGAGTGAATTTGAAACAGTAGAAAATAAACAACTGATCGCAGAAAGAGTGCCACCGGGGGACCGGTGGGCTCTTACTGCAGATCCATCAAAAGCAGTACATGAGTCCCTTACTGATACTTTGGAATCTTTTTTCCAAAAAACACAGTTTAATGCTGCTTTTTATTTAGACCCTATAGGAGGTAAACTTTACTCGGTTAAACGTACCGAAGTAGAAATCGAACCCGAACCAGTTAAGGAATTTAGTTTTTACGGAGAATTTAAACAAGGAGTATGATAGAAAATTCATTGTGGGTTGAAAAATACCGTCCTAATGTGCTAGAAAATTACATTGGAAATGAGCATCTTAAGGGTACTATTAGTAAGTATCTAAAAGATAATGATATCCAAAATATGATTTTTTATGGTCCCGCAGGTACCGGAAAGACGACACTTGCTAAACTTCTTACTAAAAATCTTAATTGTGAGTATCTTTACATTAATGCTTCTGATGAAAGAGGTATTGAAACCATTAGAGATAAAGTATCGGGATTTGCTAGTACAATGTCATTTAAGCCACTTAAAGTGGTTATTTTGGATGAAGCCGATTTCCTTACTATTCAGGCACAGGCTTCACTTCGCAATGTTATTGAAACGTTTTCAAAGAGTACTAGGTTTATTTTAACTTGCAATTATGTAGAGCGTATTATTGATCCCCTACAATCACGTTGTCAAGTACTTAAAATTGTACCTCCTAGTAAAGGTGAAGTAGCAAAACACATTTTTAGTGTTTTGTCTCAAGAAAATGTCCAACATAATAATGAACACCTTAAAACATTAGTAAACCAATATTACCCTGATGTACGTAAAATGCTTAACGTATGTCAGATGTCTACTAATGATGGGGAATTAGAGTTAGATCAACAAACACTTGTATCATCTAATTATATTGATAAAGTAATTGAATTGCTTCCTAATAAAAAGTCATTTAAACAAATTAGACAAGTAATCGCCGACTCTAACGTACAGGACTTTGAAGCGTTATATAAAACGTTATATGAACGTATAGATGAATATACCTCCCGTCCCGCAGAAGCAATTATTATTATTGAAGAATATATGTATCATTCAAATTTCCGAATTGATAAAGAAATTAACGTAATGGCATGTATTTCTAAATTACTTGAAGTATCTGGTAAAGTTGTTTTATAAGGATATAATAGAATTTGGAGATAGGAAGTTTTTATTGTATCGTACAATAAGAGAAACGGAAAAAACAACCCAAGAAGCTATTAACTTGGTAAAAAAATATTGGCATTGTGACACAGTTTTAAAAAAAGAAAACAATTATTATTTTTGCAACGAAATTCAAACAATAGATTATGAAGAAATCAGAAATGACCCAACAACCCCAAATTGATTTGGGTAAAACCACCTCGGTACCTAATGACTCGGGTGGGCAACTTTTCCAACAAGGATTTATCTTAAGAAAAGTATCTCGTTTTATTACTAATGGAGCTGAGGATGCAGTCCTTCCAATTCCTGTTTTTTATGACAAGGAAACAGGTAAGATTTTACAAGATACTTTACCACCTGAATTGAGAGGTGAGTATGACACTATTTGATTGGTTAAAAGAATTAACAGGTAAAAAACGAGATTGGGACTCCTTCTCGGATAAAGAGAGGGAGTCCTTTAATCCTTACATGGTTAATCGTTTTTTATCTATGCACGAACCTTTTATTGAATTAGTAAATTACGTGCAAACAATTCCTTATACTGAAAAACAAAAATATTACACAGTATATTGTCAATTGCTTCCTAAAAAGAATGTTTGGCTTAAATATATCAAATCAAAAATGAAACAACCTACTACAGAATTAGTAAATGCTTTATCTAAAATCTATGAGTGTTCTACTCGAGAAGCAGCTACAGCAGTTGCTACTTTAGATAATGATGTGTTAGAAAATATTTTATATAAAGCGGGCTATCAGGATAAAGAGGTAGTAAAAATGTTTAAGTAATGGACAGTATAGTAAAATCAGTTATAAAACAATTTACTGAACGAGCAGAGTTTGGTAAAGAAAAGTATGGTGTCGATTTAGATAGAGAGGATTTAGTGTTTGGAGAATGGGTTACTCATATGAAAGAGGAACTTATGGATGCTATACTTTATTTAGAAAAATTAGAAAAATTACATAATGAGAGACTTTAATCAAACTTGGTTTTCTTCTACAATTTCTTTTTTTAAAGAAGATTTTATGAAAAGGTGGGAACAAGAAGAGTACTATGATCCTAATAAACCCGCTGTATTTGTAGGTCTTTATAGTTCTGAAGATAAGAAAAAATTCCTTGAACATAAATCCCATAAAATTTTATATCTTGCAGGGACTGATTTTTGTGATGTAAACTTACGATTAATAGCTAACTCTGATCTTTCTAAAACAATTTGTATAGGATATGGGGCTGATTGGTTATATAAGGGGTTAGATGTTTACAACATCCCATATTGTCGTGATACTAGAATTTTGCTAAAAGATTTTTCGGGATTTACCCCCACTCCCCTAGGAGAAAATATATATGTTTATAAAGGTCTCCATGGTAATAGAGCAGACCATTATAAATGGGATCAAGTAGTAAAACCTTTACAAAAAGTTTTTGGAGAAGATAGAATAATCTATACACAATTTCTTCCTTTAAACGAATTACAAGAAAAGTACTATAATGATTGCTTTATTTATGTTAGACCCCAACCTTTAGGAGGAGGTACAGCTATGTTTGAATTAGGGCATATGGGAAGAAAAACAATTACCCAACAACATTCATCTTTTTCTACTTGTCTTAATTATGAAAGTTTAGAAGATCTTATTAACTTAATTATGGAAGAATCTAAAAAAATAGGTACTTCCCAACCTCAAGTAGCAGAAGAATTAAAATCTATGTTTGATCATAAAGGTAAGTGGTTAAACCTTAATAATTATAAAAAATGGCACAAGGAATATATAAAGTAACAGAAGACTTTGAAACAGCTTTAAGTAATTATACAGGGGCTAAGTATGCTGTAGCTTTAGATAATATGAGTAATGGGTTATTTTTAGCTTTATATTATGAACACCACATTAATAAAAGTATAACTACTGATACTATTACAATCCCTAATAGAACCTACCCTTCAGTACCTTGTGAAATTATTCATGCTGGATTAAAAGTAAATTGGGTAAAGGTTAAAGGAAAAAATCTAACAGGAGCATACCAACTTAAAGGATCTAATGTATGGGATTCAGCACTTAGATTTACTACAGGTATGTATATGCCCGATACACATATGTGTGTATCATTTACGGGTCCCTATAAACATTTTAAATTATCAAAAGGAGGTGCTATATTGACAGACGACCATGATGCTTATCTATGGTTTAAAAGAGCCCGATTTAGTGGTAGGAGAGAGTGTGCTTATGAGGATGATAATTTTGACATGTTAGGGTGGAACTTTTATATGATGCCCGAATTAGCAGCCAGAGGGTTACTTCTGGTAAACCAACTTTATGATGTAAAGGGTAACCCCAAACACAATACAGATATAACCCATCCATACCCAGATTTATCAAAGTTTGAAATATACAATACATGAAAATAGCAATAATGCAACCTTATTTTGCCCCCTATTTAGGGTATTTTCAATTAATAGAGGAAGCAGACTTATTTGTATTTTATGATGATGTTAATTTTATTAATCGCGGTTGGATTAACAGAAACTTTATTGATATAAAAGACCATTCTTACAGATTTACTATACCTTTAATAAAGGCTAGTCAAAATAAAAAAATAAATGAAGTAGATGTAAATTGGGATTGTAAAGAGATGAATAAGCTCCTAAAAACATTTAAACATAGCTTTAAAGATAAACCTATAGCATCAACCATTATTGAAAGAATCACATATATAAAACCAAAAACTATTGCTGATATGGCCATAATGTCTATAGAGTTAATGTGTTCTGAATTAGGTATTAAAACTCAACTCAAAAGATCATCACAATTAGAATACACAAAAGTTAGTGATAAAGCTCTAAACTTGATTAAAATATGCAAGCTACATAAAGCTACAGACTACATTAATGCCGAAGGGGGTCAAGAGCTATACACTAAGAAAGAATTTTCTGATCATGGAATATCTTTACAATTTATTAAAGGACTCCCCAGCACATCTTTACTTAATATAATAGACACACCCACAACTAAAAATAAACTATATAATTATGAGTGTATTTAATAATAATGACATATGTCAGATTAGTCCGAAGTCTAATGAATCACTTCTTGAATGTATTCAAAAAGTGTGGGGTAGATACTCAGCTTATCACATTCAAAATGTAGATACTGGAACTTCTGACTTTGCAAATGAGTATGAAAAAATAGCAGACATTCTTGGTACGATACGATTATGTCATCCTGTAAATGATAAATCTACTATATTTTCTAAATCTCGTGACATTAAGTACAACCCAGAGATCTATCACTACTTTGCCTCAAACACTAGACAACCATTACATACGGATTATGCATACTATCGTGCAGACGAAAGTCCAGATTGGTTAATGTTATATTGCATGGATCCATCAGAGTATGGAGGTAAGACTCACCTACTCTCTACACATACTCTAGTAAACATACTCAGCAAGTATGATCCAAAATTATTAAATCGCTTAATTACAACGACTGATGTACAGTGGAAGTATAATGGAGAAGATGGAGATAAGATACATACCAAACCCATCCTAACATCCACCCCAGAAGGTTATACTATAAACTGGAATTACTGGCAAATAAAAGAAGAACTCAACACAGTAGAAGTCATGTCGGTAAGAGAGGATTTTTTTAAGTTTTTAGAAAATGTTATAGTTGATGGAGCAATGTATGACTTCTCCAAGGTTTGGAAACCTGGGGATTGTATCATATTTAATGACAAATATACACTCCACGGAAGAGATGCTTTTCTAGGAGAGAGGTGGTTAAAGGACCATGCATTTTATAATCATAAATAATAATGTCTAAAAAGCCCCAAATACTCAAGGAGATACAAAATAAGGAATTGCCTGAGGTAAATTATGCTTATCAAAAGACTATTTCTTACTCCCAAATGTCTATGTATAGAAGTTGCCCACACAAGTGGTCGCTTCAATACAAGGATGGACACTATCAAAATGAACAATCCATCCATTTTACTTTTGGAACATCCATGCATGAAGTAATCCAAGATTGGCTTACTACAATGTATGAAGAATCAGGAGTAAAAGCAGATGCTATGAACTTGGAAGAAATCTTCCAGGAAAAATTTATAAATTTATATAAAGAAGGTTATACTAAAAATAAAGATACTCACTACTCATCACCTGAAGAATTACGTGAATTTTTCGAAGATGGAGTAGCAATATTAGACTTTCTTAAAAAAAGACGTACACAATACTTTAGTAATCGTGGGTGGCATCTTGCGGGTATTGAATTACCCATTGTAATGAACATTGGTAACAATTTAGTATACAAGGGTTTTATTGATATGGTATTATACCATGAACCCACAAATAAATTTTATGTATACGATATAAAAACGTCTACTAGAGGATGGGGTGCTAAGGCTAAAAAGGATGAAACTAAACAAATGCAGTTAGTACTTTATAAAAAGTTTTTTAATGAACAGTACGGAATCCCACTTGAAAATATAGAAGTAGAATTTTTTATAGTACGTAGAAAAATTTGGGAAAACAGTGATTATCCTATCCATAGAGTTCAACTCCATAAACCCTCTGCAGGACGGAATAAACTTAACAAAGCAAATAAAATTTTAGATGAGTTTATTAGTGATTGTTTTACCCCTAAGGGAAAACACCAAGATAAAGAACATCCTAAAGTAGTATCCTCTTTATGCAAGTGGTGTGCTTTTAATAATGATAAAGAACTGTGTGATAAATGATACATAAAACTGCAAATATATACTCCTCGGCTCAAATAGATCCCACTAGCAAAGTGGGGGCGTTTGCTGAAATTGGACACAATGTAGTAGTAGGTAAAAATTGTTCTATTGGGTTTGGGGTTTTTATTCCTGAAAATGTAGAAATAGGAAATAATGTTTTTATAGGTCCTGGAGTGGTTTTTACTAATGACAAATACGCCCCTTCTAAAGGTAAGTGGAGAAAAGAACCCCCAACAGAAGTTCACAATAACGTGACTATTGGAGCTAATTCTACTATATTACCATCACTTATTATAGGAGCTAACTCCAGAATAGGAGCGGGTTCTGTAGTTACTAAAAATTTACCCAAAAACTCAACAGCCTACGGCAACCCCACAAAATGCCAGTAATTATAAGAAATATTTTTGAAGATTATGTAAAAGAACGCTTTAATCTTCAGGACTGCATAGCAGTAAATAATGGAAGCAGTGCTATTATAGCTCCTTTATGGTCTATGGATTTAAAACCGGATGATGAAGTAATAACAACACCCTTTACTTTTATATCAACAGTTACTTCAATAGTAATTGCGGGTGCTAAACCTGTATTTGTAGATATAAATGAAGATAATTATTTAATTAATCCTAATTTAATTGAACAGGCCATTACCCCAAAAACCAAAGCAATTATGCCCGTGCATTTATTTGGGCAAGTATGTGATATGGATAAAATAAATAAAATAGCTAAAAAACATAATCTAGTAGTTATTGAAGATACCTCTCAATCATTTGGGGCTAAATCCAAAGGTAGAATGGCTGGAATGATGTCTGATGTAGGAACTTTTTCATTTCAAAAAACAAAAAATATTAATACTTTTGAAGGGGGTATGATTTGTATCCCTAAAAATTCTAAATTAGACGTTGCTAAAATTAGAGCTATTTGCAACCAAGGACAAACTAGTAAATACCACCATGAATATTTAGGTTTTAATTTTAGATTAGCTGAACCACTTTGTTTGATGGCTTATAGTCAAATGAAACTTCATATGACTGGTATTGAAGCTGAATTAGGCCTTAGGGGTCCTAAAAATGGTCATTACCCTTACGTTGCATATGATCAACCCGCTATTAAACGTTTAGGAATTTTAGGTAATTGTCCTATAGCAGAAAAAGCAGCTAAGTTTGTTAGGGAAAATTACTTTAAAGGAACAACAACATGAAAAAATTTGCTTTAATAGGGGGAGCAGGATATATTGCTCCTAAACATGTTCAAGCTATACAACACACAGGCAATGATCTAGGATCTATTTTAGATCCTTACGATGGAGTAGGATATATTGATAAGTATTTCCCCGAAGCATCATATTTTAATGAATCAGAAAGATTTGATAGACACCTTTATAGACATAAAAAAGAATATGACTATGTGTCTATTTGTTCTCCTAATTATCTACATGATGCCCATATCCGTCTAGCACTACGAAACGAATGTGATGTTATTTGTGAAAAACCTCTAGTTCTTAATACCCGACATCTTGATTCACTACAAGAATTAGAACAAGAAACAGGAAAAACAATTAACACAATCCTCCAACTTAGGTATCATGATGCTATTATAAATCTTAAAGAAAAATATAAAAATACTAAAGAGATCCATAAAGTCACTCTAGAGTACATTACCCCTAGAGGTAAATGGTATGATTATTCTTGGAAAGGTAATTTAGACAAATCAGGAGGGGTAACTTGTAACATAGGAATCCATTTTTTTGATATGCTTATTTGGATTTTTGGGGATGTTATAAGTTTTGATGCTGTTAATACTGCTACTTCTTCTAAAGGTAAAGTTTATTTAAAGCATGCTGAAGTAGAATATAATTTAAGTATTAACCAAGATGAATTACCTTGGAATGAATGGAAACCCTATAGAAATATAACTATAGATAATAACCCCTTAGAATTTTCTGAAGGATTTACTGAATTACACAATAGAAGTTATAAACAAATATTAAATGGAAATGGGTTTGGAATTAAAGATGTTTATCCTTCTATAGCTTTAGTAGATAAATTAAAAAGAATATAATCTTCCCTTATCCTCATATATGTATATCAAAATATAAGCTATGAAAAAAGATATGACATTAACAAGTGTAAAAGTACAAAGTGAGTTATTTGATGAGTTTAAAGTTGCTTGTGTAAGGCATAAGTGGTCTTTTCAAAAACTTGCTGATAGGTGTATTCATTTATACCTTACAGATGAGGATTTTAAAAAAAGAGTCCACAATCATACTAATTTAGAATTATAAAAATATTAAAATAAAAAAATGGTTACAAAAATGAAGGGATACGTTCCTAAAGGAGAACGTAAAAAAATCCTATTAATGTGTGATGACATTAGAACACATTCAGGAATAGGCACAGTAGCAAAAGAAATAGTACTACACACTGCCCATCGTTATAATTACTTTAATGTAGGAGCAGCTATCAACCACCCAGATAATGGAAAGTTACTTGATCTAAGTCAGGATGCTAATACCCATTTAGGTATTGAAGATGCTGATGTGAAAGTATTAGGATCTAGTGGGTATGGGAATCCTGACCTAGTTAGACAACTCTTAAAGCAGGAAAAACCTGATGCTATTTTTATCATAACGGATCCTAGATATTGGGATTGGTTGTTTGCTATGGAAAATGAAATTAGAAAGCAGTGCCCTATTGTTTATCTAAACATTTGGGATGACTACCCAGCTCCTATGTACAATAAGGAATTTTATGAATCTTGTGATTTGTTAATGGGTATTTCAAAACAAACTGTTAACATCAATAAGTTAGTTTTAGGGGATAAAGCAAAAGATAAAATTATATCTTATATTCCCCATGGATTAAACCATAAAAATTATTTCCCAATTGATCCTTCTTATCCTAAGTATGATGAATTTTTAGAATTTAAAAAGAATCTATTAGGAGGTAAAGATTATGAATTTGTTGCTCATTTTAATTCTAGAAATATTAGAAGAAAACAAATCCCTGATACTATTTGGGCCTACCAACAGTTTGTAGATAAATTACCTTTAGAAGAAGCTCAAAAATGTGCCTTTATTTTACATACTCAAGCAGTAGATAATAATGGAACTAATCTCCCTGCTGTAATAGAAATGTTATGTGGTCATAATAAAGATGGTAGATACAACATTTTTATTGATGAACAAAAATATGATATGGAAAAAATGAACTGGTTGTACAACAGTACAGATGTTCAAATCCAACTTACTTCTAATGAAGGTTGGGGATTAAGTTTGACTGAAGCTTTATTATGTGGTAATCCTATCATAGCTAATGTTACAGGAGGTATGCAAGACCAAATGAGATTTGAAGATGAACATGGTAGATGGTTTGAACCCGATGATATTACTCCTTCAAATAATACTAGGGCGTATGCTAAGCATGCCCCCTTTGCATTCCCCGTATTCCCTGCTTGTAGATCCATACAGGGTTCTCCTCCTACTCCTTACATTTGGGATGATAGATGTAAATCAGAAGATGCTGCTGAACAATTTATGAATGTTTATAAGTTAGGAAATGAAGAAAGAAATAAAGTTGGGATGTTAGCTAGAAAGTGGGCAACAGGAGATGAAGCCGGGTTTACTGCTGAACATCAAGGATATAGAGTAATGGAAAATATTGATAAATTGTTTGAAACTTGGATCCCTCGTTCTAATTATGAGTTAATTAAAATTGACACTCGTTCCCCTAAACATTTAACCCCCCATAATTTAATTTACTAATGAAGCCTTTATTTATTATAAGTTGCCCTATTGATACCTACTCAGGTTATGGGGCTCGTTCTCGAGATGTAGTTAAAGCTATAATTAATAGTAATAAGTACGAAGTTAAAGTCCTCCCTCAAAGATGGGGAAATTGCCCTTGGGGGTTTATAGATGACCACCTTGAAAAATGGGGATTTTTAACCCCTTATTTACTCCCTATAGGAAATCAATTACCAAAACAACCAGATATTTGGGCTCAAATTACAGTTCCTAATGAATTTCAAGCTGTAGGAAAATTTAATATAGGCTTTACTGCTGGAATTGAAACTACTATTTGTGCCCCCCAATGGATTGATGGAATAAATAGAATGGATATTAATCTGGTTTCTTCAGAACACTCAAAAAATGTATTTTTAAATAGTACTTTTGAACAAAGAGAACAAAATACAAACAATTTAATTAAAACTATTAAAGTAGAAAAACCTATTGAAGTTTTATTTGAAGGTGTAGATTTAGATACTTATTTCCCTACGAAATCTATTTTTAATTTAGATGAAGTGAAAGAAGATTTTGCTTATTTATTTATGGGTCATTGGATGCAAGGATCTTTAGGTGAAGATAGAAAAAATGTAGGATTAGTAGTTAAAACTTTTTATGAAACATTTAAGAATAAAAAGAAAACACCTGCTTTAATTTTAAAAACTAGCATTGCTGGAACCTCTTATCTAGGAAGAGAACAAATATTAAGTAAACTTGAACAAGTTAGGAATACGATTAAGGATGCTAGAACTTTACCCAACATATATCTTCTCCATGGAGAATTTTCAGATGAAGAAATAAATCAACTTTATAACCATAAAAAAGTAAAAGCTATGATTAGCTTAACTAAAGGAGAGGGATATGGTAGACCTCTTGCAGAATTTAGTTTAACTAAAAAGCCTATAATATCTACTAATTGGTCGGGTCATTTAGATTTTCTTAATCCTGAATTTACTACCCTAATTAAGGGGGAATTAAAGAATGTCCACCCTACAGCAGTACAGAAAGATATAATATTAGCAGAATCCCAATGGTTTAGTCCAAATACCGGTGAAACTTCCCACTATTTAAGAGAAATTTTTGAAAACTATAAATCTTATAAAGAAAAGGGCACTAGACAGGCTTATCAAATTAAATCTAAATTTTCTTTTAATGACATGTCTGCTTTATTAGACAGTATTATAACTAACAACATCCCCGATTTTCCTCAACAAGTAGAATTAAAACTCCCAAAATTAAAACTTCCTAAGTTAAATCTTCCTAAATTAGAACCTATAGATGCTTAAAGATAATTTAACTATATGCCCCCGTTGTGGTAGTGATGCTTGTTATGAACAAGAGTTAGGTGCTGAATATAAAGTAAGTCAATGCTACGGGTGTGGTTTTACTACCAACACCCAAATGGTAAAAGAAAGTAAATTTTTAAAAGAACAATTAGAAATTTTGCCTGAACTTTATAAGGACTTAATTTTTATCGATGATAAAAACTATCACTGGATGCCCTCAGCAATAAATACTCCCGAACAAGGTATGGTGTATGCCGATGGGAAAACCCCTAAAGAATGGAAATGGTCAGCTGTAAAAGCTATGTTGATTCCCGAAAAAGATAGAAAAAACTACCCAATTCCCGGGAAAGAAGAAGAATATTATGAGTATAAAATGGATACTTCTACTTTAAAACAGTTTAATGAGCTTGATTTTATAGAAGCTCTTGATTATATTGGGGTCTTTAAATAATAAAAGTGATGAAAATAAGTTATGCTATACCCGTTTGTAATGAGTATAAAGAAATAGAATATTTACTAGAATACTTAACTAAATATAAAAGGGACCAAGATGAAATAGTTGTCCAATGTGATCAGGGTAATACTACCCCTGAAGTTTATAGAGTTCTCCAAGAACTTACAGAAAATACTAATGTATCTTATAAATTAATTGAATTTCCTTTAAATAATAATTTCTCATCTTTTAAAAATAATCTAAAAGATAACTGTTCTGGAGATTATATTTTTCAAATTGATGCTGATGAGTATCCCGAGGAATATCTTATGAATACTATAGAATGGGTAATTAATAATAACCCCAAAACCGATATATTTTGGGTTCCTAGAATTAATACTGTTAAGGGATTAACAGATGAACATCTAGAAAAATGGGGTTGGAGGATGGACCCTGATGGAAAAGTTAACTTCCCAGATTATCAATGTAGAATTCTTAAAAACATAAAAAGAATTAAATGGAAAAATAAAGTCCATGAAATTCTTACGGGATACAAAACAGAATCCCAACTTCCCGCTAATAAAGAATTTTGTATCCACCATCCTAAAACTATTGAACGTCAAGAAAAACAAAACGCTTTATACAAAACATTATGAATACTTCCCTAAATCATATAATTCTTTGTATATTTAATTTACAATTTGAAAATAGACCTCCCACTTATGAAGGTACCCCTTGTTGGTTAGAAACAAGATTAGCTTTATTTAAAAAATATAGTCTTAATTCTTTTATCCACCAAACAGACCCTAACTTCAAATTATTACTATATTGCGACAGCACCACCCCAGATCCTTATAAAAGTGAGTTGCTAGCATTAGAATCCCAATATGATTTTATTTCTATTTGTTGGGATTATATTAAAGCATATGATGATAATTTTTCTCAAACTTTTAAAACTTCCGTACTAAATAATATCAAAAAATTGACCCACCCAGATACTGAGGAAATAATCTGTAGTAGGTATGATTGTGATGATATTTTAGAAATTAGATACAATGAATTTGTTAAATCATCCCACCAGAACTATGATATAGTTTCTCTTGCTAAAGGGTTATATTGGGATGTTAATACTAATCAATTCTTGGATTCTACCTTTCCTACAGGCCCTTTTATTAGTGTAAAATCTAATTTAGATAATTTTGTATCACCTCTAGAAGCTGAACATCATGATTATATTACAAAAAAAGGAGGAACACCTATTATCACAGAAGAAAATCTTTGGATCCAAATAATTCATGGAGAAAATGTTTGGAACAGATTGGATAGAATGCCGGGAAATATAATTTCTTCTCCTTCATCGGAATATCTAAAAACTTATTTTGCTTACGGGTAAAATACTAAAATACATTGTATGAGTACTAGATTAGAGTTTATAAAGTCTATTCAAAATAAAGAAGTTTTACCTCCAAAGATTACTATAGGAAATAATACTAAAATATGTCCTACTGCCAAATTAGGTAATGAGGGGTTTGGCTTTGAGCCTAATGAAAATGGGGAGTTAGTATTTTTTCCTCATTTTGGGGATGTTATTATAGGAAATAATGTAAGGATTGGTTCGTATGTTTGTATAGATAGGGGAAATATGCATAATACTATTATAGAGGATGGAGTCAAAATTGATAATTTAGTCCACATTGCTCATAATGTTCATGTAGGTAAAAATACTATGATTGTAGCAGGAAATATAGTGTGTGGTTCTGTTACTATAGGAAAAAATTGTTTTATAGGAGCTAATTCTACTATAAGACAACACTTAAAAATAGGAGATAATGTTGTAATAGGAATGGGATCCGTAGTTATCGAAGATGTCCCTGATGGGCAAGTTTGGGTTGGGAATCCCGCTAAATTTTTAAAACACAATAAATGACTTTAGATAATTTCCAAACTGTATTAGTATTAGGTCCTCACACAGACGATGGAGAAATAGGGGCAGGAGCAACAATCTCTAGACTATGTAGAGAAGGAAAAAAAGTACATTATGTTGCTTTTTCTATATGTGAAGAATCTGTTCCTAAAGAATTTGAAAAAACAATTTTATCTAGAGAAATTCTTAATGCGGGGTCTAAATTAGGTATTCCTAAATCTAATATTACTACTTTTAAATTTAAAGTAAGAAACTTTTCTTTTTTTAGGCAAGAAATTCTTGAAACTCTAGTAAATCTAAAATCTACTCTCAACCCCGATCTAGTTTTACTACCCTGTTCTTCAGATATCCATCAAGATCATAAGGTTATATTTGAAGAAGGAGTTAGGGCTTTTAAAAAAACAAGTATATTAGGGTATGAAATCCCTTGGAATAATTTAGAAATTAATAATAGATGTTTTGTTGAAGTATTCCCTATAGACCTTCAAAATAAAATTGATGCCATCTTAGAATATAAATCTCAATCTTTTAGAAATTATATAAATGAGGATTACATTAGATCATTATCCATAATTAGAGGAAAACAAATTGATTTTGACCTAGCTGAATCTTTTGAAGTAATCAGATTAATATTTTAAAAATGAATAAGTACTTAGTAATAATTCCCTTTTATAACACTGAAGATTTTTTGCAAGAAGCTATTGAAGGGATTCTTCAACAAGAATACTCCAATATTCATATAACTTTAGTTGATGATGGGTCTACGGATAATTCATTAAATGTAGCCCAACAATATGAAGATTTAGATAATATAACTCTATTAAAAAATAAAATTAATAGGGGAGCTTATTATAGTGTTAATAAAGCTTTACACAAATGTCAAAATATAGATTGGGACTTCTTCCACTTCCACGGTAGCGATGACGTTTCAGATATTAGAAGATTTAAAATTATTAATGAATATCTTACAACTCATAATTTGGATGGTCTTAAATCAACTTTTGTTAGGTTCCACGCTGATACAAAAGAGATGGCTTATGAAAATGGATCTCCCCACATTAGTACTAGTGAAGGAAGTGCATTTTATTCTAAAAAAGTATTTAATAAGTTAGGATATTTTGATAATTCTAGATTTTCATCAGACACTGATTATTGGCATAGGATGGAAGTTCTTTCTAAAGTTAGCCCTGAATTAAATATAAAAATAGGTTCTCATCCCACTCCCCTAATAGTAGGTTATCTTCGTATAAATAAAGGTAATTTAACTTCTCAAATCCCTATTTCAAATAGGGGGGATTATTATAAGAAAATTCAAGAAGATATAAACCAAATGGCCCAAACTAAGGATTTCTACAGGAATAGATTTACTTAATATATTTATTATTGGTAATAGAGTATTAACTTCCCAAATTTTGATGTAATGAAAAGTAAGAAAGAACGAGATATACTCTCTATTGAAATTTTATATGACTATAGAGAAGAATTAGATGAGTTAGTAGGGAGTAAAGATTTTAACCGTTTACTATTAGAAGAAGCCATAACCACTATAGAAAATGCTTTAGATAAGGAACGTAAATCAGCTAGAATATTTTACATCCCTAATTTGGATTGCTCGGTAATATTAGATTATAGAAACTTTAATAAAGTATTAAACACCGCTATACAGTTCTACGAGCAACAAGAAGAATACGATGAGTGTGCTAAATTAGTTAGATTAAAAGAACAGGTTAATGAGTCAAAGAAAAGAAATAAAACAAGCGATTGAAGCTATTTTAGGTTCTAAAATTACTATGAGGGAGGATGCCTCTAATCCTGAAGATGAATTAAAGGCAGACTTTATCAAAGTGGTAGAATTATATGAAGGTGTGTGGAAAAGACAAAACAATCTCCTTGAAAAAGAAGGTTTAGATTTTACTTCATATGATGAACAATACTTTAAAACTATTGAAGGATTTATCCATTTTTGTTTTGAAGGAGTAGCAGCTGATGCTATATTATTCTATGTTTACTCACGTCAAGATGAAGATGGAACACTCCACCCGTTTGTAGATCCTAAAGGAAAAGAATATATGTTTACAACTATAGATGATTTATGGGAATTTATGTTATATTGGGCTGAAGAAATGATGAGACCATAATGCCTAAAGCAAAACCACTATCTAAAGTTCAAATTTTAGGTGCTGTCAATAAAACTAAAAGTAATAGGGCAGCTGCTAGATATTTAGGTGTTTCTTACATTCATTATAAGAAATGGGCTAAAAACTATGATGCCACTAAAGAAGGTTATCCTAATTTATTTGAACAACATAAAAACCAATCAGGTAAAGGTATTCCTAAGTTTCTAAATGGAGGTAAAAAGTCTCCTGCTATATTAGACATTATAGAAGGAAGAATAGATAGTTCCCATTTTGACGCTGCTAAAATAAAGGATAAATTAATTGCTGAAGGTTTAATTGATGAGTGCTGTAGCAGTTGTACCTTTAGTGAGCGTAGAGTATTAGATTACAGAGTTCCTTTACTTATGAATTTTAAAGATGGAAGTAAAAAAAACTATAAATTAGATAATGTAGAACTTCTTTGTTATAACTGCTATTTTCTCCAAGTAGGGAACATATTTAACGATAGACAAATCCAAGGATTAGAAGAGCATAAAACTGTAAATGAAAGTAAAATAGATTGGGAAGTAGATGATTATCACCTCCAACGGTTGAAAGAGTTAGGACTTGAAGATGAAGATGAATTAGACTTAATTTCTAGAATATGAAACATTGGGAAGAAAATAATATGAGTTATTGGGAACATTGGTTAGATGCTATGAAAATGTCTTTATCTTTATTTATCCATGCTTGGTTTCCTTCTTTATTTACTACTTATACATCTGATAAATTAAAAAATCGGAATGAAACGTAAGAAAAAGCATAAAAAGTTAATGGATGATTACGATACTCAAAAACGTAAACATCTCGAAAAGCTTTCTACAAAAATGTTGGAGAATGATGAGAAGATGCTTAAATTCAAGTCAAAGCAAATAAAAAATAATTTTTTAGACCTATTTTAAGTGCCGTACGTAAAACAAATAAAAGTAGATACCTACAAGGAATTTCTAGAAATGACTAAAAATTCAAAATTTACAATTGCCGAGTCTATTGTAAACGTAGTATTAAATAATCTTAAAACTAAAAAAAAGTCAATTCCAATTTTTGAAGTAGAAGTTTATAATGAAGATGCAACTTATACACTATCTGTTCAAAGAAAAGAATTTCTAGATATCTTACAAAAAAATCTTATTCATTTTGAAAATGAAGAAGCATATGAAGGTTGTCAACAAATAATAGAAGCAATAAATTTTCTAAAAACAAAAAAATAAAATGCCTAAAAAAATAAACGCATTTAATTATAAATCCGCAAACAGCGTAAAACGTCCTGGAGTACATGCTAAAACCAAAACTTCAAAACACAAAGAGTCTCCAAATTATAAAAAATCCTATAGAGGACAAGGAAGATGAGTAAAAATAGTACCCAACAACAATACGACCAATTACAAGAATGGGATCGTTGGATGATGAATGAGTATCCTAATTATAAGGAGCGTAAAAAGAAAAATAAATTTAAACCCCCTCAGTACCTTAAACCTGAGGAGGAGGATTTAAATGATTACTATGATAGAAAGTCATAAAGAATATACTATAAGTGAAGCTATGGACACTATTCCTGAGAGGGACTTAGTGTTCATAGCTACTTATAATCCTACAGCTTTTAAGGGTATGTGTGTTATGTGGGGTTTAGAGTTAGAACTCCAAAAAGAAGGTAAATACCCCCTTCATAAATCCGTCATATTAAAAGATAGGGAGCCTGAAAATTGGTTTGTATATTTACGCAATAAGTTACAGACATGGCTATTTTCAAAGTTATTAAAGATGGTGTCGAAGAAATAATCGCACAAGAATCATCTGCATTCACTTATAAACCTGACGGGAAAACAAAATCGTATGCTGTGCAGCGAGTTATGTATAAACAAAAATCCTGGATGCCCCCAGCATTTGTTAATATTAGAGATAAAAAATATCTAGTACCTGAATGGGTTG